ATGAAGAAGACGAAGGAGGATGTCCACGCCGTGAAAACCTTCTCGATGAACCTCATGAAGAACTTGACGATTGAACCCGTGGAACCTCCCGCGGAGAAGAAGCCCGAGGCCGAGGAGAAAAAGGAGGAATAAACATATTCGCTTATTATAACTTGCTAAATGAGCAATGAAGAAATACAAAGCGATCGCTATTCCAGTCACATTTGAAGACGATCGACCACGGTTCTTGACCGTACGAGATCGTAGATTTAAGGATTGGATTTTTGTCACAGGAGGGTGTCGACGCCGAGAAATCTACAATCCATTGAGGTGTGCCCTCAGAGAGCTTGAAGAAGAGACACGGGGTGTTGTCTCGTTGAAGAAGGGGGAGTATACAGAGTTTAGTTTTATACACAGGGAGAGTCCGACGGTAGAATTAGTTTATAATGTCTATGTCTTCTTCGTCAACTATAAGCGGACCGATCAGCAGCAGATGATCAAAAAGTTTAATGACGAAAAGACAAAGACAAATTTGAAAAAGATCAACAAAGAACCCATCAAGAAAACCTACGATGAAAACGATTTCATGAGTTTCGACACTCTTGAAGAGTTTAACACACGAAAACGTTGGGATCTCATCGTACATAATGTCATTCAAAATCCCGAATTCTATTCGTGTGTGACTTCCCTGAATAGAAAAACCTTCGGTATAAAATAGAATGAAGTCAAAGACTTACACATTGAAGCAGATCAAAGATCTTCTTATTGATAACAAAGCCTACAGTGAACATCGTGCCGATCAGTACGTTGAAGCTGTAAAGGACAAAACCGTCTACGAACTTCTTGTTATTAAAAAGAACTTAAGTGAAGACCAAAAAGAACACGCAGACGTTTCGTGTATGCGATCGATCCTGTACGATTGTCATCAAGACGATTAAAAGAATACCTCTATAGCAGAGTAAGTATGTTCAAGAGCTGGTGCTCGAAGAACACATTCAATAATGCGAAAGCGACATCACACGTTCTCATGGATGGTGGTGTTCTTTCCATTCCATTCAACAAGCTTGACGAATTCTGTGAACAATACGTGGAAGCCGTGAAGAACAAAGAAAAGATGTATCTGGTGGAGCAGAAGACACCGACCTATAACTTCTTTCTTGACATCGACTACAAGGGTGAAGAAGCCCTCGAACTCGAACGTGTAGAGAAGATATGTCGTGTCATATGTGATAAGGTGAAGACGTTGGGTGGTCGAGACTGTGTCGTATGTGTCGCCAGACCGAAGAAGACGGATAACAATCTCATCAAATCTGGTGTACACATGAACTGGCCGGGGTTCGTCGTCAACCAGGAGGGTGCCTTGAATATTCGTGATCATGTCATCGCGACATTGACATCCGTCTTCAGACAGGTGGAATGGGACAAGGTTGTCGACCGTTCCGTCTACAAGGGGAGTGGTTTCAGGATTCCATGGTCCTACAAGAAGGGTAAGCACATCGATTGCAACGGTCAAGGATGTAAAACCTGTGAGCAGACGGGGAAGATTACAGAATCGCCCTATGTACCTTTGTTCAGATATGTCTACGGACCGGTGATGTGTATCATGAAGAAGATTTCCCAGGATCCATCGATCGATATCCTCAGGGATACGATGGTCCGAACAGACGTCAAAGAAGTTGTCACCATTCGTCAACTCGATGGACAGAAGAAGAAGGAAGGTACATTCTCACAGGCTCAGATGAAAGATGAGTTTAAGGATTCAGAGGCGGTTGCTTATCTGGAAACCTTCATCCGGAAGAATATGGAAGGTCAGGAGGATGCGAGAGTCACGAAGATTTTCACACACAAGAAGCAATTCTTAATCTCGACGACATCGAAGTATTGTGAAAACCTGGGACGGTCTCACAATTCCAATCATGTTTGGTTCCACATGATCGGTGGTTCAATTTCACAAAAATGTTTCTGTGACTGTGAGACGATCATAGGTCGTCGACATGGTTTCTGTACAGACTTCAGAGGAAGAGAACATCGCTTGACGGACAAGATCATCAAGAAGTTCTACGATGATACACCATTACCTAGTCGGACGTCGACACCTCCTCCCAGACCAAAAGTTAAAACTTCTGAAGCTGTCGAAGCCATGAACACCCACATCAATAACTGTATTCGACCAACGACCGTCCTATCTGTCACTAAGAACCGGAACAAGTATACCATCAACGTGTCAAACACGGATTGTGACCTGAAACACGGAGCCGAGTGTCACTTCACTGTTGATAAGTCAGGTATAGACTTTACATGTTCAAAGTGTACTGGGAAACCCAGGAGGTATCTCCTCAACAAGAAATCCAAAGAGATTTTATTTCCGGACACAAAATAAGATGTCGAGTATACTCTTAGTGGCGTCGTCCTACCTGACAAGGTTACTCACGAAACGATCCATAAAAGTCGACGAAATCGATGAACTCGTGAAGAAGGCGTACGAATACTCGGGCTTGGATCCAGATAGTTTTTATGCCTTTATCACGAACATTACGATGTTTAAAAAACATCTCGGTACATCGGAAACTGCGACGCACTTTCTTTATATAGCCTTAGAACACCTCGAAAACATTGGAATAATGAGCGAATACCAGGAAGACATACACGAATTAGCTAAGCAAATAGGGTACTACGCAGAACAGCAGCTCATGAATGCTGATACTGCGTTTCATCCTAAATACTTAAACAGTAGACTATAGTAGAAGCGATGATTTCTAGATCCGGTCGCCGCATTAAGAAGCCTGAAGTGTACACGCCACAGGAAGAAGTGGAAGATGATTACACTGAGGATGATTATGACAGTAACTCCGACGATAGCGACATAGACACCGATGATGAGCAGGGTTCTGAAGATGACTACACGGATGACGATGATGAAGATGCTGATGAACACGGAAATCTCAAAGATTTCGTCGTCGATGATGACGACGACGAAGATGAGGAATTTCACGCTTAAAAAAATGAAGAGTGATTTTAGATATGGAAGCAGACATCGGCAACCCCATCGAATTCAATAAAGATGTTCACGATCCCGAGCAGGAACGAGAACCAGAGCAGGACTATTACCACCAACCCCCTATGATGATGATGCCTCCTCAGATGTATCAACAACCACTCGAGCAGCCCAAGGTTGACTTTTTTTCACAGATTGACAAGACGACGTGGATTGTCGGTTTCGTAGTGTTTCTATTGGGTTTCTTCATGGGTAAGACTATGCAGCCCGTGATCCTCAGGCCTGGCTAAGTGGGTACCCATAGATCCATTCCTTTTCATCCCAGGGAAAGTTACCGACGAAGGATCCTGTAGATCCCTTCTTCCGCTCCGTAAAATACGCACGACTCGTGACCACTGGGTCTTTGAGTTGTGCAGCTAAAACCTCAGATGCTGTGTTCATCTTCTTTTTGACATTTTCAGGTGATGTGAAAAAGAAGTACGCCACGAAGAAAACGATGATCAATGTGATGATATTCAACAACACACTGAACATTCTTACCTTGTATGTATATTTTTAATTATTCCTCAACCGTTTCCAGGTTGGCATCGGCCTCACGCTTCTCCTGCCTCTCCTTGATCTCTGCAGCGACGATGTCGTCAGCCTTCTTGACCAGCTCCTCCATAGGAGTATCAGGCTCCTCCTTCCGAAGACGCTCGAGAACCTCCGCAGGGTGACTGATAGGGGGTTCATCGGGTTTGTTGTAGTACTTGGAGTTTTCGTCACCGGGCTTCAGATGAGTACCGGACTGTACCATGTCACGCTTACGTTCCTCGAACATCTTGACCGCCATCGCCTGGTTCTCCTTGTAGCCCTGCATGAGCTCTTCCAGTTTGTCGTTCGTGTAGTGCACATCGTCAATCTTGTCCGAATCGGGAGGGATCAGTAACCACTTGTACATGTCTACGACGTAGATGTCGAAGGTGGCATCCTCCTTCTGAAGACGCTTCGCATGACTCTCCGCTTCGCCACGAGTGTTAAAGCACCCTCGGATCTTGATACCAAACTTATCATTCTTCTGGGGACATTCAGGACCAACGATGGAAAGACACGCGTAGATCTGACCGGGGACGGTAGTGTAATCTTGCTCGAGAGAACCCATTATGTCTATTCTAGTATGTAAAACTTTAAGCCTTTTCAAACTTAAGTAGGTTAAATATTTTGAAACATATAGGAACATGGAGGAGATCCGCCGGGCTCATAACACCTTCAAGAAGGAACTGATTCAGTCAGTGACTCGAGAAGGTGACACTATTCTGGATGTTGGGTGTGGGTGTGGTGGTGATCTTCAAAAGTGGAGACATGCGGGTGCAAACATAAACATGTGCGACCCAGATGAGGCATCTCTCCAAGAGGCTCGGACTCGGGCAAAAAATTTGAAGATGCGAGTCAACTTTTATCAAGGAGATATTTTCGACTGTCCAAACAGAAAATTTGATTTGGTATGTTTCAATTTTTCTTTGCACTACATTTTCGAATCTGAAAAAAAGTTTTTTGAATCCATCCGTGAAATAAAAAAGAGAGTCAAACCCGGAGGAAAACTTTTTGGAATCATTCCGGATTCTGAAAAAATAATTATGAAGACACCCCTTCAAGATGACATGGGAAACTTTTTCAAAATGAAGGAACATGGTAACGGTGGGTTTGGTGAAAAATTGTTCGTCAACCTTGTTGACACACCCTATTACGCCGATGGACCAAAGTCCGAACCTGTCGCCTATAAGGATCGTCTCATCAATAGTTTGGAATCGTGTGGTTTCATGTTGACAGTATGGGAAAACCTGTCAGGCAGTCACATCTCGGAACTCTACAGCAAATTTATATTTACATATAGAAAATGATAGTCGTCATAGCGTTACTCATTATTAATATGTACATCTACATGTCGACGTTCGAACCAGAGAAGTTACGCGTCGTTAAGGAACGCTACGAAATTCTTAGAAATAATGTCGACGGTACAGAATTTCAGCAGCTCAAACGATGCATACCCATCACCGCTCACTATGGACTTCGTGGTACGGTTGGCTACAATCTCAACAAGGGTGCTGAGATTGGTTTGTGCATCGACGGTGAAGTGAATGAAATTTTCCATGTCCTCATCCACGAACTTACCCACTGTATGGTTGATGAGTACGATCACTCGGAAAAATATTGGGACAGCTACAATAAACTCAAGGCTATCTGTGTCCGTCTGAACATATACGAACCCATCCCCAACGAGACCCCGTTCTGTGGTATGCACGTCCAGGATAAATAATCTATGCATACATCAAATGAAAACACCCATCGCGACGGTCGCCACTGCGATCATCATGTGGGTTCTCGTGTTTGCTTTACCCATGGTACCCATGTATACTAGGGATTACTGGGCGAACATTACATTGATGACGATCGTCATCCCCAACGCACTCCGCCTCATCGTGGGTCAGGTGCCTCAACTGGCTGTGGACAAGGGTTTCTTCTTTTCGTCGACGATCATCGCCTTCATTCTCGTGGAAGGTCTGACGCGTGTCGTCAAAACGTTGAAGGGGCAGATTAAGGATTATGGCAAGGATAGAAAAAAGAGTTTGGAAGTGAGTCTCTTATTTCTAGCCGCGTTCATAGTCGGTGCGGTGCTTACGTACATGTTGGGTGTAGACAAGTCGATCTACAGTAACATGGGATGGGAACAGGTACCCTAAGCTCTGAGCACATAGCTCTGGCTGATGTGAAAAAGAATGGCAGCGACGAGACCAGTCGCACCGAGGCCGACGAGGCTACGCCGACCAGCGTCGTTGAGAAACTGAGGAATCATAGTCGCAAGCTTCTCTTGCACGGGTGTGCTAATCGCCGCAGCCGTACAAGCAGAAACGATGAGAGCCTGCATCTGTTGATCAGTCAGATTGAAGGGGTTCTTGGACTCGGGAGCCTTGACGGGTTCGGTCATCACGGGTTGTGGGGCGGGAGCCTGGGCCATCATCTGCATTTGTTGCATGGGCATCTGCATGGGCATCATCTGCTGTTCGACGGGTTCGGGCTGTCCCATGAGTTCGGCAATAGGTGTAGAGTCCATGGTAACTTTATTTTCACTGACATTTTTTTCCTCGGAATTATGCGAAACAAAAGACGTAGAAGAATTCAACGGTACCATACCGTTGTCACCATTGTCGGATAAATTCATAGTACGGATGTCCGTCATTTAATAGTGTTCTATGTTTTTTACAAAAGAGAAACACGCAGCCTGGTTATTTCTTCTTCGTGATGGTCAATGCCGTCTTTTTACCCGCCTTCTTCGCATCACCTTCCTGTTGAGACATGTACTTCGGGTTGTACATCTTTTTATGCGCCGCCCACAGATCCGGGCCACCAACTCTAAAATTTTTGCGAATGCTCGCCTTGTACCAGAACACACAATCCTGGATCCTGTTGGACTTGACTGTATTGTCCAACACGAGACACTCGTAATTTTCCGTGCAAGCATCCATCACCTTATTGAACATGTCGAAGGATGGGAAGATTCCGAAGAACGACTTGTACAACTTTTCCCTGTTCTGGAGGATATTCTCTCGGAGAAGAAAGACGTAGTCAACGTTGGCTCGAAGTGCTGGAGGTAGATCCATACAGTATTGCATCGTCAACATGAAAAAGATTTTCCAGTGACGACCATTCATGAAACATTGGCGAATACATGTGTCCTTCAAGAACTTGTTGTCGTACATGCAATCATCCAACAACATGAAGGCTCCACAGTTTGATTTTCCGTTACCCACGAGTTTACGCTGTCGAGCCATGACACGTTCGATCGCCTCACGATCGTAGTCACCGTAGACGAATAGATCGGGAATGAACTCGGAATAAAAGTGGTTACCTTCTTCTGTACCACTGAGTACGATCCCGGCTGGAAGATGCTTTTTGTGGAACATGATATCCTTGACCAATGTTGATTTCCCCGTGTTACGCTTACCTATGAAGACACACACACGATCATCTGTCATGGTCGCGGGGTTGAATTTCTTCAACTGAAGATTCATTCTAATGTAGTGTCCCGTTTTATTTCATAAAATTTTACTCACACATAGTAGATATGTCCGGGGTTGCAAAACTCGCAGTGACCGGCGTTCAGGATCGTTGGCTCACAGGTGATCCAGATTTTTCATACTTTCTCACAAAGTTTAAAAAACACACAAAGTTTGCTCTGGAACAAATCGAAACACCCTTCGATGGGACCATCGATTTTGGAAAGGAGCTACGATGTATCATTCCACAGAATAAAGGTGATCTCATCAAGGGTATGACGGTCAAGTTCCTTTTAACAGCACCCGGTGGTGGCCTGACATATGTACCGTCTCTCTGTACACGGTTGATAGATACGGTTGACCTGTATATAGGTGGGCAGCTTATCGAACGTGTGACAGGGGAGTACATGTACATGCAACAACAGCTTCACAACACAATTGATGACGCTGAACAGACGTTGTACTTTTTGAATGGACACGGAAGTCAAGTTCTTGATTACACGGGTGACTACACCTTCTTTATCGATATCCCATTCTATTTTAACAGGGCATCTCCATTGTCGATACCGACGGCAGCCATCTCCAAACAATTGGTCGAAGTCGTAATTAAACTTAACCCATTGGAAGCCATCATCAACGGAACAATTCCTCAGTCTGGTGTTCAGTCAGTCATTAAGAATATGTCATTGGATACAGAGTTTGTTTTCGTGAGTGACGAAGAGCGAATGTATCTCCAGTCCATGCCCCTTGAGTACCTCATCACTCAAATCCAGGTATCACAGATTCTTTTCAAACCAGGTGAAACCCGTAAGACCTTCATGGTCAACTTCAAACACCCTGTCCGAGAACTACTTTTCATAGCCAAAAAAGGTCAAGAGCACGTAAAGATTGAACATGTCACGTTGGACTTCAATGATATGAATGTCATCGATGCTGACCATCTTTTCTTGACCTACGAACAACCCCTTCTGCATCACGTGAACAGTCCAGAAGAGGGGTACGCATTCGGTGTTTACAGTTTTGCTGATAACCCCGAGCGGCACACGCCATCGGGGCATGTGAACATGAGTCGGATCTTTCACAAACGTATGACAATCACTATTGAACCATCTACGGACGACGTGCTCGTCAAGGTCTACGCCATCAACTATAACATTCTACATATCCAGAGCGGTCTCGCAGGTTTAAAATTTTAAAGGGGTATAGTAGTAATGGCTGGTCGGATTCAGCTTACAACGAAGGGTGTCCAGGACATATACTTCACGGAAGAGCCGGACTATTCACACTTCGTACAGTTATTCAAAAAACATACGAATTATACTACACAGTTTGTAAAGTTGGATGTTGATGGTGAAGCAGAATTCGGAAAGACGGTTCGTCTCACCATTCCCAAAGATCAAGGTGACATGATCAAGACGATTAGTTTGGATGTTGAACTTAATCCTATAGCTGAATCAGAAATCACTCGCATCGGTTACATTGAATCGATCGGTCACGCCATGATTGAATACATCGACCTGTACATCGGGGATGAAAAAATTCAACACATTCCGAGTGACTATCTACAGATCTACTCTGAACACAACTACACCCAGACCAAGCAGAAAGCCCTTGAAAAACTGATTGGTAAATATCCCGATCGTACATCGAATGTACCGGTGGCGAGTGGTGTCATCTTGGGACATCTCGGACCTGCTACGACATCTCGTAAACTGTTCATCGACATCCCCTTCTACTTTTATCAGAAACCGGAACTCGCCATCCCACTCTGTGCCATGTGCTACCAAGAAGTGACCCTCGAGATTAAGTTTAGGGAACTTGAGGAATGTGTTGTCAAGACAGACCCACCCGTGGATGATACTGTCCGGACAGTTACACTGGACTACGAAGTCGAGACGAGTGAGGTACTTACGTCCAATATCATGGTTGTATCAAATGATGGACTATCCTTCGCCTCCAATGTCAATAACAACATCGAAGTTACAGGGAAGACGGCGTTCAACGGCGATGGTATCGTCTCACCTGCATTGAATGTCATCGCGAACTCGTCGGGGATTTACCGTTACGAAGATGACCAGTGGATACAGAGGTCAAGCGATAGTGTGTCGGGTGACGTTCAGTTTTCAGATGACGGTAACGTCATCGCTCAAATCGGACATGGTCTATGGGAATGGAATGGAACTGGCTATGTTTTCAGGACTAAGACCGATTTAGTGGCACTCTCAAGAGACGGGAGTATCTATGGTACAAGAACGATCGGTGTCATCAACGACAGTTATTTCGTATACAACAGAACAACAAATTTGCAACTAGGAGACCAAATTGTTTTTCAGACGTCACCGGGGGTGACAGTCAAGTTATCTTCTAATGGGTACATATTCATGATTGCACTTGATAGTACGAAAGAGGTTAATATATTCGAATTTTCTAACAATGAATGGGTTGCCTATGGACAAGTACTAGAATTATATGAGATTGGTGACATCACCCTAAATAACCTAGGAACCTCAGTGTTCGTGTACAACGTCAACGAACCGTACAATAATGGGTATACTGGTGTGGGTATAGTATACGTTTACGATGTTTCCACTTCACAATGGGTAGAAGTGTATAGATACCGGGGCGGTGGTGGTATATACACCAGCATGAATGACACAAATACGTTGTTGACAATTAAAAAGGCGTACAATGAAACAGACTATATCAAACTCCAAAATATTACGAGATCCGTTGAGAATTACGACGATATTATCGTTCAGGGAGTTGAAAACAGTACGGACACCGGGAGCAATGTTTATGGTGTAGGATATCAGGCACTTGTTACACAAGTTGTGAATTCTATCTTATTCAACACGAACACGTCATATACTGTAAATGCAACACAGACGCTGCCCGTGTTAGGTATATCTTCGGTTCGTATATCGGATAACGGTCTCATATTATTGGCCTTCATTGGGTTTAGTATAAAAGTTTTCAAGCGTAATCGTGACATTCGTTTATTTACGGCGACGCCACAGATAAATGGTGTCGATCTATCATTTGGTGGAGAAACGTTTATAAAATTGTACATTTCCAAGACGGGTAAATATTTCGCTACTGTGACAAGGGCGGTTACTAACGAATATATTGTCAGAGTTTATAACATCACAAGTGACAGTGCATTTAACAATATTGTAACGGATCAATTTCATACAAACACATCAACCTTTGAAACAAGGCTCTTTTTTAACTACGACGAAACAAGTGTAGTTATTTACGACACCTCCGTAAAAATATATTCATTAACGAATCCAACGGATCC